GAAGAAGTTGAGAAAGCTGTTCATGAGCCGCATACACCTGAACAAACACGTGAAGGTGATGCATCTAGCGTAAAACCTAAAAAGTATCAAGGTGGCGATCCTAGACATGCTAACGACGTTATGGGTAGTAATCATTATAGAGGATCGGGTCCGCAGACAAAATCCGGTCAATTGAGACCTCAAGTTTCTGCTAATCCAAGTCCAAAACTCGCCGGTGTAACGTCTGGTCAATCTATTAAAAAAGACGGCGAAAACAACGCAGTATAAGTTGGGTTAATGTTTAAGGGTGTGATCTGTTATAATCACTCTATGACTACCAAAAAATGCACTTCATGTAAAGAAGAAAAACCAACTAGCGAATTCTATGTTCGCAAGGATAGAAATACTTTTGTTTCTGCTTGTAAAACTTGTACAATAAAAAACAATTTTACATACAGAGACAAAGAACATCAAAAGGCCTACAAGGCCGATTATCATAAGAATAACTTACCTAGAAAATTGCGTAATGACTTAAAGAAATACGGTTTGACGTTTGATCAGTATAATCAAATGTTAGATAGGCAGAATAAGTGTTGCGCAATGTGCAAGTTACCGCCTAGTGCAAATAAAAGATTATCTATAGATCACTGTCATAGTACGGGTAAAGTGCGCGGATTACTGTGCAGTAATTGTAATTTTATATTGGGACTTGCTAAAGATTCCCCTGCTGTTTTAAAAAATGGTGCGTATTATTTGGAGAAATATGAAAACTACATTGAAGAAACCTAAATACAATCAAAATTCTGCTATTAGGGGAGCTTTAAGAAGAACCTTCTCTCGAAGTCCTATCGTTAAAGAAGTCATGATGAAGTCAAGGAGAGAAGTTGCAAAATACAACAAAGATGGATCTAGATCTAAAAAAGATGCTGTTCAATATCTCTGTGGCACTTGTAGCCAATGGTCTAACAGTACCTCAAGTGCAGTCGACCACATCTCTCCTGTTGTTGCTGTGGAAGATGGATTTGTTGACTGGAATAACTTTATCGCTAGGCTCTTCTGCGGGCCCGATAACCTCCAAGTCATTTGTGATACGTGCCACAACGAAAAGACAAGTTCTGAAAGAATAGCTCGTCTAACAATACAATACACAGAAGAACTTTATGGCTTTGAGATGGCAGTAATGCAAGGCATTATTCCCGCTGACTGGAAAAAAATTCTTGGAAAGTATATCGCTAAAAAGAAGACCAAGGGTTTGGAACAGATAGTAGAAAGAGCTAGAGCAATTAAATCTCATATTGAAGGAAGTTTAAAAAATGGCAAGTATTGAATCGGCAAAAAAAGTTCTTAGTAAGTCTTTCGTAGAGAACCATGAAAATGTAAATGAAGACGTAGCAGCAGACCTTATTGTTAAGGCTGAGATCAAGATCAAGGACCTTAGAGAAGACCGTGCAGCTAACGAGAAGTTAGCTCAGGCTAAGCAGATCGTAAAAGACTTAAATGCTGGATACTCTAGCTCAATTAAGTATGAACAAGCTAAAATTAGCTTCCTATTAGAGAAGCTTGAGGAGATCCAGAGTGGGGACGTAAATCCCAGCTCAGGCGCTAACTCCTGATAGAATGGGTCAACCTAGTCTTAAGGAGACCCTATGAGTTTAAGAGATTCCTATTTTAATGGCCCGAGTGGTCTTTCCCAACAAATGGATGCAGCTTTTGCTGCCGGAGTTGCCTTCGTAGGCGCTGGTACAGCCGATCAATCTACCCTAGCATTAGGTGATAGAAACGGTTTGAACCTCAGCACTGGCGTTGGTGTAGCCGGTAAATACTTTAGCTATGCAACCCCAAGCGTGAACTACATTATGTACTTCATCGTTAACGGAGAGATTGCTCCTCCAGTATCCGGAACTATGGTTCCAATTACTATCTTAAGCGGCGACGGCACACTTCAAGTGGCTGCTAAAGTTGCTTTAGCAATGAGTTCTATCTCAGGATCTCCTATCTCTGCTTCTTCAACTGCTGACATCGTTGACATGAACAACAACATAGTTGGACCAGTTATCCTCCCAGTATCTGCTGGAACTTTAGGTGGTACTTCCGCTGTAAATCAAGTTCAAGCGGGTGTTGCTCCAACTGGTAACTATGCTACCCTTCAAGGTGCATTATCAGCTGCAGCTGCTGCAGGACAATTACAGTTTAACTTCTTAGTTCAAGGAACTGGAACTGCTAACTCTGTATATCTACGTGGACGCAATGGTGATAATCTCTACTTAAGAAGCTTCTTCGCTGGTATCCTTCAAGCAATGGCCAATCAACAGATCTATGACTATCAATGTGGATTAGAACTTGACATCAGTACTATCCAAGGTACTAACGTAATCTTTCACTTTAACTTCGGTTCACAACATCATAATAAGCCTCACGTTCGTTTAGAGCCACTTAACGGTGCATGCTCTCCTTGCAATACTCAACAAAGCTTTAGTCGCTTTTACTAAAATTCTACTCGACCCGCATCATTGACGGAGAGGGCATAGGGTCAAACCTGTGCCTTTTCTTTTTTGTATAATCAGTGCATGGCAAGATTTAAAGAACCAGCACAACTGCATAACCACTCAAAATATTCACTGTTAGATGCAGTCCCATCGCCCGAAGAGTGGGTTGGATGGTGTTTAGAGACAGGTACTCCAGCTCTGGCTGTAACCGATCACGGTACGGCTATCTCAATGTACGATGCATTGAAGACTAAAGATTTCATTAAGGCATACAATAAAGAGCATGGTACAGATCATGCTTTAGACGCTGTAACTCTAATACCAGCAGTAGAGTTGTATGTAAAGCTCAATGCAGAAGATAAGAGTCACTTTCATATTACTGCATGGGCTGCAAGCACTGAAGGTTATCATAATCTCATGAAGCTTTCATCATTGGCTTACAATGATACGGTTTCATTCTACGGCTCTGTGAAGGCTCGCGTTACATTCGATCAGATTAAGGAACATAAGGCTGGAATTAAGTTCGGTACTGGATGTATTGCTGGTCCTATCGGTAAGGCGTTCTGGGATGGCAATAAGGCTAGAGCAGAAGAGCTATACTTGATGTATCAAGATATATTCGGAGATCAATTATATGTCGAGTTCCATTGTAACGATGTCACTCATAACTTTAATAAAACAACTGGGAGTTTTGACCCCATCCCAGGAGATGAATGTTCTTGCGATGGTAACAAACAAAAGCACTACAATATATTCTTGGCAGAAATGGTGGACAAACACGGTGGCAAATGTATTCCTGTTACTGACGCTCACTTTATTAAACCTGAAGATAAGATCATCCAAGATTGCCTTCTTAAAAACGGTAACTCTAACGGATGGTACTTCTACGAGTCTTACCACCAACTTAGGGCGGAAGAAATGTTTTCAAAACTTAGAGGTCATCTTGGGGACTGGCTCACCGAAGAGAACTTCCATACATGGATCGAAAATACATACGAAGTTGCTGCTGCAGCTGCTGATATTAAAGTTAAATTCGAATACCACCTCCCCAAGATCGCAATACCAGAGTCTATTACAGCTAAGACTTCTGACTATGATACTCAAACTTATTACTACATGATGCAGCTCATCAATGAGCACGGTCGTTGGAGCAATGATCCTATATATGAGGCTCGCTTCAGACAAGAGCTTGATGTCATCATGAAGAATGCAACCCTCAACTTTATCCCATACTTCCTACTGTATGAAGACATTGGTAGGTTCGCTAGATCTAAGGGAATCTTACAGAACATCGCCCGTGGTTCTGCTGGCGGATCACTTATCTCTTTCTATCTAAAGATTACACATGTTGATCCTATCGCTGCTAACTTACCGTTTGAGCGCTTCTTATCTCATGCTCGTATTAGAGCTGGTTCATTCCCAGACATCGACGCCGACATTGGTGATCGTGCTAGGGCCCTAATTATTGATTACCTTCGCACGAAGTATGGTGTGGGCTTTGCTCAGATCTCTACATTCCAGAAGATGAAGACGAAGAATGCTATCAAAGATTCTATGTTTGCTTTATATGGGCGTAACAGGAATGACTTTGAAGTTAAGACCATCTGTGATTCTATTCCAGACTCTGGACAAGAGGTCCATGACGAGTACGGATTCTTATATGGTTACACGGATCAAGAGGGTAACTATAATGCTGGTCAGGTAGAGGTTAATAAGAATCTTGCTAACTTCTTCGCTACATATCCTGATGTAGAGAAGATGGTTAAGAAGCTTATCGGTACGATCCGTGGCTGGTCTCGACACGCTTCTGCGTTCGTTATCTCTACACTAGATCTAGCAGCTGATCGTGTTCCTACAATGGTGATGAAGGATAAAGAGCTTGGCGATATCGTATGTACTCAGTATGATGCGGATATGGTCCAGACGTGTGGTTTAGTGAAGGCCGATATCTTGGGTATTAAAACCCTCACTGCTGTTTCTGACTGTGTAGCTCTCGTTAAAGAGCAGGTTGATTATCTTGAAGAAGTCAAAGGTATGCCTTATATCTATAGGTTGCCAGAGGATAAGGATATTTACACTGACTTCTATAACAAAGAAACAGATTCATCATTTCAGTTCAATACAGACTTGATTAAGGGTATGATTCAAGAGTTTATGCCTGTCCGTCGTAAGGATCTAATGGACTTTACAGCCGTGGCTCGTCCAGGAGCGCTAGATGCACCTCTCTACAACACAACGGCAGCACAGTACTACATGGACATTAAGAATGGTGTGAGGAATCTAGAGTACTTGCACGACGATCTAGAGCCAATCCTAAAGGATAGTTGCGGCGTCTTCGTGTACCAAGAAGAGGTTATGAGATTTCTAGTAGAAATCGCAGGTTACTCTTGGGAAGAATCAGACGCCATCCGAAGCGCGATTGCCAAAAAGAAAACAGATGTTATCATGGCTTGCTATGATCGTATCCGTAAGAGTTGTCGTAACCGTGGATGGGATGAAGATGCTATTGAGACAATTTGTCAACAGATTCAAGCCTTCTCTCGATACTCATTCAACAAGTCGCACTCGTATGCTTATAGTGAGTTAGGTTATATCACCATGTACTTAAAGCACCATCATCCTTATGAATGGTGGGCTAGTATTCTTAATGTGTACAAAGATGATGAAGTTAAACTTAGAAGCTATATGTCTAAGTTGGGCGACATGGTTCGTCCACCTTCACTTAAGTATCCAACAAACAAGTTCGAGGTTCGTGAGATTGAGGGTCAGAAGTACATTGTAACTCCACTCTCTGCTATTAAGGGTGTTGGTCCAGCGGTTGTTAAAGAGCTCTGTTTAAAAGGACCTTTCCC